TTTCGTTTGTATAAAAAATTGAATGTAAATCATCTTTTAAACCACCAACAACAAAACATGATGATAACATATTATTTACACCAGCATTCATTAGAAATGGAGTCGCTGGCATCCAATATCCTTCTACTATTGTATCATAGAATCTATTTGTCCAATATTGTATTAATTCTTCTGTTTTTTCTACACTAGCAATTTTCTTTGATACTCTCATAAACATTTGTTCAGGATTTTCATTTTCTAAAAGATAATCTGATTCTAATATGTATTTTGCAACCTCATTAAATTTGTACATGTATTATCTCCTTTATGTAAATTTATTTTATAATTTATTATCCCATAAAAATCTTCTTTAATTGAGCCTATCAATCTTCAACAATATCGTATGTCATTTCAAAGATATCAATTTTACATGGATAAATTTCACCACTAACTCCTGTGATAAGCATATCTAAAGGTGTAAAATTATGAATCCCTTCAAGTGTGGGGATCAAATAGCGTTCATCATTTTCGTGAGTAACTGAATGACCATTATAAGTAAAAGACCAAGGCATTCCATTAACTATATTTGCATTATTATTTCTACCAAATTCAATGAATTCATCAAACGTAATTGCCTCAATAACAACTGGTTTCTTTTTGTATTTTGCCATTTCTCTTCACCTCCCTTCAATTAATATACTACTTCCAATGGTTATTCTGTTTCAAAATATCAACAACATCTTTAGCATAACTTTCATCCACATTAATTACCAAATACCTATTTCCAGTATTTTTATTGAATTTATATCTACTGATTCTAATATTTTTAAGTATTCTAGCCAAGTCTATCCTATCTTGCTCTGAAGCATGTTTAATCATATCTTCTTGTTTGATGACTGTGTATTTGTTGAAGTCAATTCCACTTAAATTAAGATTACTCAAATGTTTTTATTCACCTACTTTCTCATTAATTAATTCTAGCTTAATCATCTTACTCCTATCTCCATAAAACCATTGAAAATCATCATCTTGACTACAAATATTCTTAAATTTGATATAAACTGGATTAGAACTATTTTTATATAAGAATCTACTGCACATCATTGATTGTATACAATCTGAGTATTCACATAAACAGAAATCGAACACTAATTAATCTTCCATCCTCTCATTTTTAATTTCTGACGATTGACTTTCTAATGTTTCAAGTATCACCTTCTTAAAATAGTCTCCTCTATTAGTATCTTGATCCACAATAAATGCATAATTTACTTTGTCTGTATAATTATTTTCATATTCTTCATGAGAGCATTGAATCCAGTCACCATCTCTACCGTGTAGAATTTTAGGATTGTCTTTCATATGTATTATTTTCTCCTTTTTGATTAGCAAGAATTTAATTAGTTTTATAAATAATCTATGAGATTAAACTCTTGCTATTTATTTTATGATTTGTGTTTAGCAATTATGACTGTTTGATGGGTAATTTATTAGGAAATCTTTTTGAGGTATGTAGTAGTATTTGTGTCATTGTTTTTACAGAACATAAAGTTTGACTTGTCGTTGGAATTGTACTCTTGAGAAGAGCATTGTGACCAAATTCCATCAATGCGATTGATTATTTTTGTGGGATTCATTTTTTATTCACCTCCTTTCCATGTATATATTGTAACATTTCTGGGCATGGAAGTCAAATATTTATTTATTTTATACTTTATACATTTAACAATAATTCTTTTAGATAAGTCTTTCTATTGAAATCTGCTTTCTTTTTAATAGCTCTATTTACTGTTTCTGTTTCACCAAAATGAAATACTTTTTGTTTTGCTCTTGTTAATGCTACATACATTAGATTGCTATTTAGCATGAAAGTATGTGCTTTGGGAGTAATCATAATAACTATTTTGGCTTGACCTCCCTGCGCCTTATATGTGGAAATGCTGTATGCAAGCCTAACATTTAATAAATCATTTTTAGTATAAACAACCAATTCATCAAACATAATAATTATTTTACCATATTCAATTTTAATTATTTTACCAATCTCTCCATTTGCAACGAATGTTTTATCATTTTCATCTATCCATTCTTCATTGTATCTTATCGCTTTATAATTATTTACTGATTGAATAACTAAATCATTTACATAAAATTTTGTATCTCCGATTTGCACATGAATACCTTTCGCTATGACATTAGGATTGGCAATGGGTTGAAGATATTTATTTATAGTAACTGTTCCGTAATCTCCAACATTATATGAAGATAAAATCATTATATCTTCTATAGAAAATGACTTGAGTAGTTTTTGATATGATTGAACTACATTATTAATTATTTTTTCTTGGGGAGTTGGAATAAAGTAATAACCTTTATCTTCACCAAATATTTGTGGCTTTTGTGAATCTTCTAAAAACTTTTCGCTATTTCTTGTTTTTGTTGCAACAGTTAGAATTCCCCCTGTTCCATATCTAAATATTTGTACAAGAGAAACTATAGGAATAAGTTTTGAATTAATTAAATCATAAAATACATTACCTGCACCAACAGAAGGAAGTTGTGCGCTATCTCCAATCATTAATAATTTAGTTTTTGAGAAGTCAATTGCTTCTAATAAATGTTTCATTAAGAATACATCTGTCATTCCAAATTCATCTACTATCACTATATTATACGGCAATTTATGTTCCTCATTATAACCCCATTCTGGAGGCATATATGCTAATCCTCTATGTATAGTTGATGCATTTTGTTTGGAAAATTCTGCCAATACCTTAGACGCTCGGCCTGTTGGAGAAAATAAGCAAAATGATTTATTATTATCCTTGAGCATATCAATTACTGATTTAGTTGTTGCACTTTTCCCACTTCCCCCAAAACCATTTAATATGCATACATTAGAATTACATACCATAGGTAGAACTTCATGTTGTTGATCTGTTAGAATAATATCGCCATTATCTCTATATTTTTCAGTATCTATATCCCACTTATTTTCTACCTTCAATCCTTCTAGAATCCTATTAGCAATATATACTTCAGTCTGATATGTTTCCTCTAATGCAACTGTATTTGTCGCTTTTCCAAAATGAATATCTTTATCATTCTTAATAATATCAACAAAGTGTTCAATACATTTCTTTGCTAATGCTTCTGATTGTTTTCTTAGGACTTTAACATCAATTTTTGTATTACCATCATTCTCATTTTCTTCTAGAAGAAACATAATTGCTGATTTTTGTCTTTGACTAGAAGTTTGCAAATCAAAAGTGAAATCAATTGGAGGGATTTCTCCTTTTTTCTTTGTTGCTATACAATCTTTATTAAACTCAAGAAGTATCTTGTCGGCAGTTTTGAAGGCTATTCTTGATAATCCGCACAAACACTTATACGGATTATCTTGTAGTTTCTCTTTGATCATATCAACTGACCCATATTTATCATACAATGCCTTTAAGACTTTAAATTCGATAAATCCTTTAAATTCTGTAACCATTTCTGCTAGTGCAAAATTTTCAATTATTTTACGTTTAATAACATCGAATCTAAACTTTCCAATATTATAGAGTTTATTTAAATCGATATCTTCTAAACGATTATTAATAACTCTGTCAATAATATCAGGATATTCGCGCATAACTTCATCAACTTGACTATAACTATCTAATATACTTTGTAAGAATAGTCTAGTTGATGCTTCTGTTTTTGGCCTATCTCTTTTGGTATTAATAAATTTATATTGAATACCACTTTTCCCATTTGTTTCTTCTGCTTCTACCGTATATTCAATTCCTTCTTCAAGGTCTGGAGTGTCGCCTACTAGACTTACATTATTATAATTGTTTGGTTTAATGTGTGGGAACTTTAAATAATCAACTTTTAACCCATATATTTTATAGTTTTCGGTATTATATGGATTAGAGATTACTGTACCTTCAAACTCAACTAATACTTTATTTGCCAATTAATACACCTCATAATCAAATAATATATCTTCTATTTCATTTGTTTTTTGCCATTTTCCTCCGATATTCTTTGTCTTAAATTGTGTTTTAAATTCATTTACTTTTAAAACATCATAAAGTTTAAATGGATTTTCTGCAAATATTTTACCATCTTTAACTTTGGTTTTTATCTCTTTGCCATTATTTATTTTTCTTAAAGTAATGTATGGTTTAGTCTTATCCTTATAGGTCTCGTATTTGATTACAATATAAAACTTATCCCCTGCCCCTTCGTTGATATATTTCACATATTCTAAGTAATCCATTTCAAATTTTACTTGATCTTTAATTGACATTGATTTATCTTCTATTATTTGAATGACTTCTCTTATATAACCAATCATATCAAGTTCTTTATAAAGTGTCTCTGTTGTTTTACCGCTATATTTTTTCAATGTTTCTTCATTGATATTGAGTTTTGAAATATCTTTAAAATTTATTTGTTTACGATTAGCAAAAGTATCATAAACGTCAATAATTTGAAGAAGTTTTTTATTCTTACCAAACTTTTTGAAAAAATCTAAACCTGTTAATATCTTTAATTGCCTAGAATTAATTGAAATAGTTTTTATATCTTGTAATAAATCAATGAAATCAGTATAATTTGTTCTCTGTGCTAAATCATATAATTCTCTAGCTACTTGAGCATTAAGAAATTTAATTGAAGTAATAGACTTATAAATCGTATTTGATTTTTTATCAAACGAATATGTATCAATTGATTTGCCAAATTCAATATCAGATAATTCAATATTAAAATAAGGTAATTCATTAAGTATTTTATGAGTCTTTTCTGTATCTGAATCCCATTCATTTAATATAACTGTATAATATTCCAAAGGATAATTCGCTTTCAAATAAGCTCCATATAAACTATCCCAAGCAACACTCAGCGAATGACTAGCATTAAAAGAATATTTTGAGGCATCGTTGACTACTTGCCATACCTCTTCGAATTTCTCATCATTTCCTACATTTTTAATAAATCCTGCAATTAATTCACTTTTAAGTTCAGCTATTTCTTCTTCTTTAAATTTTTTCTTAGCAATTTTTTTAATGATATCATATGTATGATCTTCTTTTAGTCCACACCACACTAGAAATGCCATAATTGATTCTTGATAAAGCATAAAATGATATGAAGGTTCTAAAATATCATCTATTTCTTTTACTCCTGTAGAATATTCTTGTCTTTCTAAAAATGTATTAACCAAACTAGCAAACCCCGGACGAATAGCAGCTACAAAACCACTAATCTCAGCTACATTAAGAGGGGAATACCGTTTAACGAAAGTTGTGCTTAAATCTGTATCAACTTGATTTAATGTTGCAGTTAATCCATTTCTATATAAATTCCAAACCTTATCATCAAGTAGTTTTTTAAGTTCTCTAATATTAGGAATTGGTTTATTCAATAGTTTAAATGTATCTGATATAATTTTCCATACTTTTACTGTAAGAAAATCATTTTTAAGATATTTCCATACATCCGATGTATACCCATCAATACAAGCACAAATTTGATCTCCAACTCTTAATAACCCTAATTCTTTAGATATTGATTTATTTAACATAACAAAACTACATGGACTTGGAGAAATACTGTCTATTACCCCGATAAATTTTTTCGACTCTTCAATTAAATCTTTCCATTGTGGGTCTTTCTCATATTTCTCTACATCTTTACCAATTTCATTATATTGATCCATTGGCATATCATAAGCCCTACATAGATTCCTAAATGCAGATGATTCTTTCATTGTTCCTATGGCATACATATAATAAACATTATCTTCTCCTAAAATATCTTTAGATGCTTTAATTGGAGCTTCTACATCTGCCCAGTTAAAATCAATATCTGGTAAAGATTTAGATTCGAGAATTCTTGATACGGTCATAAACCTAGTGGGGTAAAGAGGAACTTCAGATTCAAATCTATCTATTTCAGTAAATCCTAAAAGTTTATTAACGTAAAATGATACAGCAGAACCTCTTCCTGTTCGAGTTAAGATACCATTATATACATTAACTGCCCTATCAATAATTCTCTCATTCAAAAGAAAATAATCTGCCATATTAGTATTTTTGATTATTTTATATTCAAATGATATACCTTCCATATACTCTTTATGTCTTTTTGGATCAATATGTTTCTTTTCCTCATTCCATTTATCTACGATAATTGATTTTAGTTTTTTATTGGAATCTTCATTGGGATATATAGTAGGCATTTTAATATCCTTAGTAAAAATTAAATCTTCACAATGATCGAATATTAAAGTATTATTGATTGCTTGATTAATCTGATTTTTAGATAGTATTCCTTGTTTTTTATATCTTTCAATGACAATATCATAATCAGGATAATCTAAAATAAATCCTTCCTCTTCTTCATATCTCAAACCTTTCCCTCTTAGAAATAGATTTCTATCATGACTATCTTCTGGATAAATATAATGTGAATCGTTTGCATGAATTAAAGGAACTTTATAGATATTAGATAGATTTATTATGTTAGAATTGTGTTTCGCTTGAACTTCATGAACATGGGCTTGTGTCTCTAAGTAAAAATTATCTCCAAAATGTCTAATCATAGGTTCTAAGAAAATATTCTGGGTATCTTCATCTCTTAATATTCCTGCCACGCAAGCTGATGTAATAACAAAATTATATGGATTTAATGAAAGCAATAAATTCAAATCAATTCTAGGTTTATAGTAGAATCCTGTCCTGTTTGATTCAGACATAATTTCATTTAATTGATAAAATGCGTCTTGATTTTTTCCAATAATAACTATGTGACTATTTTTATTATCTTTCTCGTATCTATCTTTTACAATATATAATTCTGCTCCGAAAATCATTTTAATGTCATTCTTTTGACATAAATCATACATTTCTAAGAAGTTACCACCCCAACCATGTTGAGTTGTAAATAGAGTGGTATGTTTAAGTTCTTTAGCTCTATCTATGTAGTCTTGTGGTTTAACTACACAATCCAATGTTCTTATATTTGAATAATGACAATGCTTGTGGTAATTATTATATCTCATTTATTAACTCCTTTCTAATCCATTAATCCTTCCATCCATGACAAGTCATCTTCATCGGCTTTATTATCTTTATTCTTAAACATATCTAACTCTTCCAGATATTTTTTATAAGGCATATGTATTAAAGCTGAATAACCACTTAAGTTAGCATGATAATAACTATTATCTTTAGTTACGTCTTGCCAAAAAGTATTTTTATTTTTAGTTAATTCATATTGATTTTCTTTTTTTTCAATTTCTGTAATTATTTCTGTAATATATTGGATATGTTCTTTAACAATCTCTTCGTTAAGCTCTACTTCTACAAAGCAATCATTTATTTCAAATTTAGCTTGCACCTCTTTAGGTAAACATTTAATTCCATTTGTATTTAACATTTGCTCTAAGAAAATTTCAACTTCATCTTCGTCGTATTTAAAATGCTTTAACCACGTTTTTGCATTTGATTGTAATTTTTCACCTATAGCATTTCTTTCAATCTGCCTAACTTTTTGATCACCTTTCTTTTGAGTATAAGTTACATTTACATATTTCATAAAGTTAAATCTAATTATTATATCCTCATAAGACATTTTGGTTTTTTGATGAACCCCCTCGCCATAAAGCAAGAGTTGACCAGATTCTTTTATTAGTTTATCGCCTTTATATATAGAACTTGTTTTCCAATCTGTAATTATAATTTTCTTCTTTCCATCTCTCATTTCTATATTAATAAAATCAATATATCCTTGAAAGTAATTTTCTCCTACTTTAATTATAATGAATTGTTCAATCATTGGTTTGTCAGTTACTCTAATATGATTTGAGAAGAAATGCTTCATACAATCTTCGTATTTTCTCGCAATCTTTTCATTCTTATCTTTATCTGACCTTTCATACATTAATCCTAGAGTATTAAATTCAAATACTTTATCTTCGTATTCTGTCAACATCTCTTGATGATTTAATTCATTTTGATAAAACCTTTCAATTAATTCATGCGAACAACCACCTGAAACTGCATATATAGAATCTTTTCTATCTTCTGGTGTTCTTAATATGTATTTAAGTAGATACTCATATGGATCTGTCATATATGTATTTAATTTACTCCAAGACCATATTCTATTAATACCTAATTTATTTTTAATCTCTTCCAACTCTTCTTTTGTTTTTCTCATTCTCTTTCTCCTTTAAATATTCTTTATGTTCTTTTTCATCATATTTTATTTTATGCTTTAATAAATAATTATAGATATTATTACTTACATCCATTGGCGCTTCTTTATCTTTAAGTAAATCGTATTTATCGTAAATATAATAAACATTTCTAATTTGATAAAAATTTTCACATTCAGAACGAATATGTTTAAGTGTAATATCTTTATCATAAGCAAGTATAATATCGACATTTAAACCAATAAGTATTTTAACTTGTTCTTCACTTAAATTATGAGAACCTACCGCTACAACAGTACCATCTAATCTACTATGACGTTTTAAGACTGATTTTTCGCTTTCTGCAACAACACAGTATCCGACTTCTTGTATTGTTTTATAATTTTCTTGTAAACCATACAAATTAATTCCTTTTGGATAAGGCTTAAGAGGATAATACTTAGCGATATCAAACATGTCATAATTCTTTATGGTAGTTCGTCCTATAATACCAATGTAATCATCCTCTTCACCAGCCCAATATCTAATAGGAATAATAATTCTTTTATGCTTATAACTATAACCAATATTAAATATTTTACGAGTAAACTCTACTATACCATCTTCTTTAAACCAATCGATATATAAAACTGGTTCATATTCTTCAACAATTGCACTGTCGTATATGTCAATATCATTTATATCTACTCTATTTCTTTTTCGTTTTACCTTTTTAAATATTTCTAATGGATCTTTTTTATTTACTTCTTCTTTTTGTTTTATAGTATTATATTGATATTTTAATCCAAATAATTTATGTAAATATTTAACACCATCAACAAATGACAAATCCATATTAAAGCATACGAGAGTTATTAAATCACAAATTTTACTATTCATATCTCTTGTGTGATTAATACATTTTAAATTTTCATCATTATATGTATTTATAGCTGTTCGATTATCACCATCTTTATTTGAGCATGTATAATACCCTTTACTATGATATTTAATATGATGACAACCTATTTGCTCAAGAATATATTCTATTTTATTATTTTCGTATATATACTTTTTTAATTCTGTAATTGTCATATATTAAAATATCACCACCTCATTACCAATCAACAGGAACATGTGTAATTCCAACTTCTTTAATTATATTCCTCGACATATCATGTTCTATTACTACTTGATATTGGTTGGCACTACCTTCACGATTCTTAATTATAAAAACAATTTGATAAGTTTTATCTTTATTTAATATAACAGGAATCTTTGTTTTTTGATTTTTTCCTTCGAGTCTATAAACTTTTAACTCATTTTTCCCACCAGAATATTCATCTTCAAATAAATTTCTTATCATAATACAAGTAGAGGCAGGATCTACGATGTTTTTAGAAATTCCAATATTATCTTGGGCATAAAATCTTTGTCTTGCTGTTTTCCCTTTTTCTAATTGAAATGTACAAGTTAAATGTAAATTCTTTTGTTCTGGTTTAACTATGTCGTATAAGTCAACCATCTTCTGCATCATATGTGACCATGCATTATCATAATCTTTTCCTGCGTCATTCTTAAATGTATCAATTAAAAAATGTAATACCCCCATAGATGCATATTTTTTCATTACTTGTATAGCTTTTATAGTTGACCATTTCGGGAAAGGAATAATAGTAATTTTTCGATCTTCTTTTTGTTTTTTTATCCATTCAGCACTTTTATATAATATCTCTTTTACTTCTGGTGAATATTTACCATCTCTTACTATGTACTTTTGCAAATCTTTTTTTAATATATTGTTAGCTACAAAGACTAGAAATTCGCGTTGCCACTTTTTTAAACCATCTTCATTTAGCATAATTACAATTTTTTCATCATTATCAATAATGCTTTGTATAATTGAATTTCTTGCAAAAGTAGTTTTTCCAACATTAGATAATCCACCGATTAAAGTAATATTGCCACATAACATACCACCTGTTTCTTTGGTGATCATGGGTAAATTGTGATAAGGCAAACCAACTGCCACCCCTTGATCTAATTCTTCAATTAATTCATCAATATTATCAGCAATATTATAACTTTTAATTTCTCCTTCTACATTAATAAAAATATGATTTAATTGAGCTTCCCATTGATCATAAATTTCTTCTGCTGTCATATCAACAAATTCTTTTAGTTTATCATAAACTGGAAATCTCTTTGCTAATAATCTTAATACAGCATTCCATTTATGTAATTCATTTACATAACCATTGATATTGTCTATATTCACATATTCTTTTGATTTATCAATGGTATCATATCCACCATACTCCTCATACTTCTGTTTTAACTTAAGATGTTTTTCTAGATACAAACCAACTGTAATATCATCTAGTGTCTTTTTACTTTCTTTAATTATAATGTCATAACCTATTTGCCAATAAACTTTCCACACGTTATTAGAAAAACTTTTTAAATCAATATTATCGTATGTATAATATAAGTCTGGATTAGACCATAAAATTGCCACGATATTAACTTCACATGCAAGTTTATATTCTTGAACTACTTTACTGGCTTTTATTAATTCTATTTCGAATAATGTTAATTTAGATTTATTATTTTGTTTATTCATCTATTCTCATTCCCTTTAAATCTAAATTCGCCTTGCAATTCATTTTCAGCTTTATTTCTAGCTTTTATAGCATCATTAATATTTGAAAAGTATCCTAAATAAATATGTTTGTAATTAATACATATACTTGCCTTCCATTTTTTATCATTTTTATTAAAATATACACCTTTTGCATAACGATTCATACAATTTTGTTGTCTAGTGCAAATCCTTAAATTATATTTTCTATTATCATTTCTTGTTTCTTTCCCATTAATATGATCTATATCATTTTCTCCATCATAATTCATGACCAACCTATGAAATCTAATAAATTCATCATTATATTTAGTTATTATATATCCATTATCATCTACATGCCAACAATAATCCTTAATTTTATTATAATCTTTTAAGTCAAAATAGAATTCCTCTCCTTTTAATGTATATCCAATACCGTATTCACCATTTAAATTATATGTATTATATTTTTTATTATTTTCGCCTATTTTTTTAACTACTTCTTTTTGTAAACATCCACAACTTTTGGTATGACAACTTAATAAATCACTGCCCCTAATTATTAATTCAGTTTTATCTTCACAATCACATCGGCACAACCATAACGCCTTTCTATTATTATCTAATCCCATAAATTTAATTACTGTTAATTTTTCAAACTTTTTATTTAATAGATTTTTAACTGCCATATATCTTTATATCCTCCGTCTATTTACCATAACTCTTTTAATTCATTGCTTACTTTTTTTGGTTTATTATTTTTATACTCTGCTCCTTCATGAACAATATTTTCAATAGGCATATCTTCGATTTTTTGTTTAGATTTATCAACTTGTCTTAATCTGTTTACCATATCATTAATTTCTTTCTCTATAATCATCATTATTGTATTGAATTTATGTTGTTCGTTCTTAAAATCCTGAGATTTAACTATCTGTTTTATCTTCATTTTATTAGCTTTAAAGGTATATAAAATATGACTAAATTCATAATTAGCCATAGGAACTAATTTAGTATTTGCGATAAATTTACCCTCTTTTAATCCTTTTAGTCTTAGAACCATATAATTAGGCAATTTTTCAGAATTATATTCAAAAATATCTCTTTTAACATATTGATACAATTCATCCCATTCTTTTATTTCTTGTTCTGACATTTTTGCCATTAATATCACCTTTATTATAATATTTAGAGGGGTATCACTACCCCTCTATTTAATTTTAAGAAGCAATAACTTCTAAAAGCTCTACTAATTCACGTAATTTTTCTACGTCAGAAGAATCTAATTCTTTAGCTGATAATCCAAGTTCTTTCATTTTAGTAGTAACTTTTTTAACTTTATCTGTATCACTTCTTACTGTTGTCATCAGTGTTTTAAATTTCTCAATAAGTTCTTTTTTTAGTTCAACTTCCTTCTTTTCATCAATTTCTACTTTCTTTTTTATAGCATTTTCTTCAATAACCTTTTCCTTTTCTTCCTCTTGAATTTTTCTTACTTCTTCTATTGGTTTTGCACCAGATTGTTTATTATGTTCTGCCTTAATAGCATCTTGTAATGCATTAATCAAAGAATCTGCATCAAGTGGAATCTCTTCTACTATATCTGCGAATCTACTACCACTATCTAATGCCATATTATCATCTCTGAATTTGATTTTTCTACTTTCTTCGGTTATTTTATTTTTAGTCTCTTCTTTTTTAGTTACAATATTTTTCTTTCCTGTTTTTTCTGTGATAATTGTTCTATCATAATATGCAAGCCCAATAAAATGCATCTTCTTCTTCAAAAGATTAAAGTATATTTTTTCAACATCAGAAGTCAATGTTTGATATGTTGTACCTGTCGCAATATCAGTAAGTTCTCTATTTTTAACATGACCTATAATAACCATCTTAACTCCAACTTTTCCTAACCTTACCAAAATATCAAACATCAATTCAAATGCCTTTGCCTGACCTTTTTGAAAACCATTCCAAGCACTATCTATTGAATCAGCTTTTTTATCTGGATGTTCTTTATTCCATAAACGAATTGCTTCTTTTTCTGCTAATTTAATCCATCCATCATATGTATCAGCAACAACAGCTTTTAAACTTTCATAATCTGTGTTTTTATTGTATTCAATATCTTCAATAATATCTTCTAGATCAGACCAATCATCAACATCCTCATAAACAATACCACTGATTGCATCAGCACCTGCTTCTCCTGCCATTTCTAAAAACATATATCCATCTTCACCAACAAGTTTATCAAGCATTTCTTTAATTACTGTTGTCTTACCAATTTTTGGTTCACCTAATAAACATATATTATATGCTAATGGATCAATTTTTACTTCATTCTTTTTTCCAAATTTTCTTGCCAAAATATATTACCACCTTTATTTTTATTTTTTAGTAGAAGGAGATAATTCTCCTTCTACCTTATTTTTAATTAGTCGTTAAGTAAAGCATCTAAATCATCTAGACTATAATCACTTGAACCTTCTTCTGATTTATCTTCTACACTATCAGTATTTATTTCCTTTTCATCTTCTTTAGGAAGAAGTTGTTTTAGAAAAACTAGCTCATCAAATTTATATTTATCATCTTGTCTAGATACTACAGGTTTTTTATCATCGCCCTCACCAACAAACTTAATTAATGGTTTTTTGATAATCATTTTCTTTTCCCTATTACTACCAACTGCACATTTTGCCAAAGCCTCCTCCTCTGTATACGCACCTAATTCAATTAACTCTCTAATATCTTCTGGTACATCATCAATAGTAATGTTTACTTTTGCTTGACCTTCAACAATAATCCCTTCAACTGTGATTTCATTTACATTATCCTTTTTTGCTTTAAACATTTTTGCAAGCAATTTAGCACCTTTTTCTAAATCACTTTCAGCAACTTCAAATTGAAAAACTTTAGAGAACGCTACATTTTGCTTAATTTCAATTTTATCTTCGCCATATTTTCCAACATAATCTATAACATAAGCAGTAATAGGGAATGAGCCAGATTCTTTATCGTATTTACCAATACTATCTTTATCTACAAGAATTGTTTGTTGGAATGTAGCAGAGTATTTAGAAGGACTGTCTGCTTTAGACAAGAATACAGAAGTAATTTCTTTTTTTACTTGAACATTATCTTGATACATTGTATATTTCAAATTACCTTTTACATTAATAACCGTACCTTCGGTTAAGTGATCTTTTATGTATTCGATAGCATCATATGCAGATAAAAATTTCTTTGCAAATGTTTTATCTTTTGCATCTTTTTCAAGTCCTACAGTAATAAAACATTGATTTCCAACTTGATCAATAATATCTTGATCAAATCTATCGTCCCAATCAATAGTAAAGCGATTTTCATAATCATCTACTTCTTTACCTGCGTCATTTTTTTCTTTCTTGCCATGAACATAAATTAATGAATCATTTACACTACTATATCCACCCATCATATCAGCATAGACTACATTGCCGTTACCGCAATCTATTCCTAAGTTCATAGTGTTGTATACCCAACCAGAACTAGACTGTTCATCAATTTTAAAAGTATAATCATTTACTTTTGCTTCACCAATTAATTGAAATGATGCTTGACCTTTTTTAAGAGCATTTTTTTGTTCTTCTTTCTTTGCCATATATGTATTCCTCCAATATTTTTATTTTATTATTTTATATCTATGCATTTTATCTAAAAATATTGAAGTAGGTGGACTCAAAACACGACAGATGGGTACTTGACCCCATGCTTTTGTCTTGATAAAATTCATTCCTTTCTATAATTATTTTATTTTTAATTAAGCATCAAAATTTATCCCTATACATTTTCTACTTGCTAGATAATCGCATAAACCAATATAATTTTGAAAAGATTTTGTTGGTAATGGCAATACTTCTTTTTTGGTTTTATAATCCTTGTTCCACTTAGTCATATGACACATAATACCGTCTAGTATCGTATTTAATGTTTCTTCATTTAATATATTACAAATATCTTTATATAACTTTATCTGATTAACAGCCACCATAGGGTGATCAGCTACAGTATATTTATTTAATGGATTTGTACCATTTTTATAAATATCATGTAAAATCAAAGCAGATATAATACAATCCTTCATATCATTTGTATAGGGATTTTTCTTAAATTCAAACATTTCTATTGCAATTCTGACTGCCATTTTAGTATGAATTACAAGTCCTCCATCACAATGAGTTTGAAGAGGGTGGTACTTTTTTGTGCTAGAAGGTTGAATTATAAAGAAATAATCTGGAACTATTTTTAATAATACCTTCTTTGTGAATTCCTTAATTTTTGGATTTAATATGTATGATAATTCTGTTTTAAAAATATCTAATCTATCCAACTCTTTCTCCTTTCATAATTATTATTTTATTAGTTTTTATAAAACCCTATAAATTTTTCCTTTGCTTGTATTATACTTCAATCAATTCTCTATCATCTTCCTTAACCTCAACACAACTATCAATCTTAATTCGATTAGAAGGAACTAATACAGGATGTACCTTACTAAAACTACCAAAGGTTTGATGTGCAAGCATCTCAGCGTGGTAATTATTAAGAGCAGTAATTCCGACAGTTCTAGTAACTGGATTATACTTGTTCCTAGTATTGGTGAATGTAACATCGAATTGCTTGTAACCATTATTGTTTTTCATATTTATTATATCTCCTTCATTATGTATTTAAATTTCTTATTGCATCAAACAAACACTACATGAGCAACCCATACAGTCTCCTTCGAATCCCATTGCCTCACATTTATTTGCATCTTCATTCATTTCGTCTGTCATTTGTTTTACTACATATCCATTATCATGTAGCAATTTAATTGCTTCTTGAATTTTGTTTTCCATGATTTCACCTCCTCGCATAAAAAACTGTTGAATCTATTTAACGTCTTTATTCCAATCGGCAGACATTTCTCCCACACTTCTATAACTAGCAACTGATTTGCTTAAACTAGAATATAAAGAATCTGTTCCAACACTACTAGCAGTATAATTTGAAGCAAATTGTCCACTAATGCCAAAACTCTGAGCAGTTCCCACGGCATCAATATTTGCACCTAAGAATAAGAATTGCCAATTGTATTTATTAGTTTGATGCTCAATCATTTCTCTAATTTGTTTTTGTGTAAATTCCCTACTCTGATTTTCTTGACCATCAGTAGTAATAACAAAGATTACTTTACTTGGTTTGCTATCTTCCTCTGTTTTACTTAACCTATCCCCTACAGTATTAATTGTTTTACCGATAGCATCCAATAATGCAGTCATTCCTCTAGCTGAATATTCTTTTGTGGTCATTGGATTGACTTCTTTAATATCTACTCCATTGTGTAGAATTTCGTATTTATCATCGAATAAAATAGTAGTGAGTAATGCTTCTCCATCTTCTTGTTTTTGAGTTTCAATAAATGAGTTGAAACCTCCAATTGTATCTTCTACCAAATGAGACATAGACCCAGAACGATCCAAAATAAACACGATTTCAGTTAAATTGTTTTTCATATATTTTACCTCTTTCTTTTTATTTATTATTTTCTACTCACTAAATTCTATGTAATTCCTCCAAAACAACAACTCTGAACTACTTCTATATGCAACTCTTTCTAAACTCTGTTTGCACCATTTTCTATATGCTTCTTCTGACTTGAACCTAGAGTCGAGTCTCTTATTTGCCCTTCGAACTAATGCAACGCCTTTCATATCAGTAATCTTTTGTGAATACTTCTTTAACTCAAAATTATCAAGATTCACTTCTATTAATCCAATATCTTTTGGAATTAACTCAATAGGAATAGTATTGACAGTTGTAATTATGTAACTCATTGCAGGAGCACAGCAGAATCCATTTTTGAAGTCTGATAAACTTGCTTTTGCTTCAATACCTTTAACATCATACTGAAACTTCCTCGGTGCTATTCTGACCTTTTTAATTCCAACACAATCAATAATTTCTTTTCTCTTTTTTCCAATATCCAAGTCCCACATGCCACCTACCTCAGTGGCTAACATTTTATAACCCCAACCAAACAATATGTATTTAGATATTTCTTTTAGTAAAAAGTGTGTTTCTGTCTCATTTTTAGGTCTATTGAAACTCAATTAATTTTTATCACCTCGATTCATTATTCATTTCACATAACCCAACCACATATTAATTATAACATACTCAACTATGATATGTCAATATTTTATTTTAGTATTCAATAAAATTATCCATCTTTATACCAATCGCTTATTCCATCTTCTTGTGTTTCACATTTACCGTCCTCATCGAGTGCAATTAATTTTCTACTTTCTAAAGCAATAGTACAAGAATCCTCCCAATAATATTTACAATCTGAGTTTCTACAATGGATCATTGTCATTTTATAATTTCCCTCCTTATCCAATGAAAATATCCTTTTATGCCATAATTTAGTAACTATAACACTACATATAGTGTCTATTTTGATTTTAAACACTATATGTAGTGGCTTAACATTTATAAATAAGTGTGATTTATATTACTTTTTCGATTTAACACCAGAAGATAATTTATTCAACCTATCTTCTAATTTCTTTGCATCATTTAATACTAAACTCATAGATTGCTCATCTGAAAATCCTACATTAACATAAGCATCATATTGATTCTTTTTAGCAATTGCAGTAGTGCTAAAATATTCAATATTATTCGCATAATCTTTATAGATATTAAATAATTCTTCAGCAATCCCATATAATAGAGGTTTGTATTGATCTACCAATTCACTCACCATTGGTTTTGCTAATTTAGGATTTGACATTACCATTTCGATTAATTTATTAAACATTATTTATTACCTCTTTCTTTATTTAAATTATTATTATTTTCCTGATCCATCTGTAATTGGCAATTGAATCATTTGATTTCCACCCACAACTTGCGGATATGCCCCATTCCATTTCAATACAGATTGATATTTAACAAGCGTATCAGTCAAAGATACTTGCAATAGATTATTAGCCTCTGCTTCACCTTTTGCCTTAATAACTGCCGCATCCGCGATCCCTTGAGCATCTACCCTTGCTTTATTTGCTGTAACTGTAGATTGTGATAATTCAATTTCCATTTGTTGAAGTTTTTGTTGTGCGTCAACTTTTGCTTGAATTGCCTTCATGGTATCAGTATCAGGACGAATTTCTCCAAAACTAAATGTTTCAACTTCTAATCCAAATGGAGTTAATTCTTTGATTAATATATCATGAATTTTATTTTGAATTTCTGAACGTTTATTCCCATATAAATCAAGAACACTATAACTAGATGTAACAGACTGTGATGCTGTTTTGACTTGTTGTTTAAGATAACCGGATTGGATGGATTCAATATCAGCACCTTTAAAACGATTGAATATTGCAGGTAATTTTTCTACATTTACATGATATGTAAAGTAAGCATCAACATTAACTGGTTTCCCTTCCATGGTAGAAGTATTGTATGAATCATCATTGGGTGAACCCTCAGTTGCGCCTTTAGTTAACCATACAGTTTCTGTAGAAATTGGATATTCTCTAATGCTTTTCCAAGGAGCTACAATATGCCATCCTTGACTCAAAGTAATTTCTTCTAGACCACCAGATACATTATAAACAATTCCCGCATGACCAGGATTAATTTTTGTAGTAGATGCTCCAAACCCTGCAAGTAAAACAACTGCCGATACTCCAACTGTAATTAAACCTTTAGTGAATTTATTCATTTTAAAATTACTCATATCAATATTAATATTATTTCTCATTGTTTTTAATCTCCTCTTTAATTTTATTTTGTATATTTTCAATTTTCTGACCTATTTTTGAGTACAATGGTATTGCTAAGAATAGTAAAACTATAACTATCGCAAGAATGAATATTACAAACATGTATATCATCACCACCTCTCTAATCCCTTAAAAACTACATTTCATTGTACCTTGTGTCCGTGAGTGGTGGACTTTTGAGTAATTTTGTGTTAATTATGTCCTCCACGGGTGTACTTTTATACTTATATATGACAATCAACAACAGTTAAAGTC